GACACGGATGCCGAAGATGATATTGTCCGCAAACTGCTGCGGGCGGCAGAACAGCTGTGCATGGATGTTGCGCGGCTCAATGCAGATGAGTTCAAGGCTTGTGGGGCTATTGCCAAAACGGCGGTGCTGTACACCGTTGGCTATCTCTACGAGCACCGTGACGATGCAGACCACAAGGCACTTACCATGACGCTCCGTTCCCTGCTGATGGGCATACGCCGGGAGGGCTTCTGATGTATGTATCTTTGAGCGAATTGCGGCAGAGGGTGAAAATCCTACGTCCCATAACTGAAGAAGACGCTGTCGGTAACCTTATTGAGCAGGGCAAGACGGAGGTGGCTACGGTCTGGGCGAAGGTTCTGCCCTATGCCGCCAAGATTTCAGACGGCTATGCCGAGAAGGTGGACGAGGTAAATTATCGTGTGGTTATCCGTTACCGGGAGGATATAGAAACCAGCGACCTCCTGCAATGGCGCGGCAAGACGCTGATTATGTCAGCCCCACCTTATCCTTTGGACGGTGGCCGCAAGTATCTCGTTATGGAGGTAAAGGAGCTGGTGGAAGATGGCTAAGGGATACCAATCCGCAGAGGAGATTCTGCGAGAGTTGGGGGAGAACGCCACCAAGGCCGCTAAGGATGCCTTGGCAGATGGAGCAGAGATTGTCATGCAGGAGGCAAGGAACCGCTGCCCTGTCTACAAGGGCAATGACAATCGTGTGGTCAAAGGAGCACTTCGGGATTCCATCCATGCCGTAAAGCAGAAGGGTGGTGCCAAGTATAAAATTATTGCTGACGCTACATCTCACGATGGCATTTTCTATGGCAAGCTGGTGGAATTCAGCCCTGCTATCAACAAGCCTTTTATGTATCCTGCCATGGATGCCAGACGGGATGAGGTCAGGAATAAGATAATCGATGCGGTAAGGGAGGCACTTCGCAGGAAATGAATATCAAGGAAAAAGTGTATAAGGCTCTGTCAACGTCAAGGGAGCTGACAACTCTGCTGGCAAAGGACAGGCGGTGCCGGTGCATTTATCCCGGCATCAGTCCCAATGCTGGCAGCTACCCAATCATTGTGTACAACATCATATCGGATGTTCCGGCTCTTACGGCAGACGGCATAGAAATAGAGCGGCGCGTGACCGTAAGGTTGCAGATTCTCACCAAGGACGGACACTATGAGCATATCTATGATGTGGTGAGCAAAATCATGAAAGGGCTGGGCTTTATGCGCCGTCAGTCAATAGAGATGGCAGAGCGCGATGTATTTGTATTCTGCGTGGATTATGTAATTGGAATAGGAGTGGATGAATAATGGCAGAAATGAAACCGGCCAGCAGAATGGTCAGCGGGCAGTTTATCAATATACAGCGGCTCCATGTGGCAAAATTGCTGACGGATGAAGCCGGGGAAATAGCAACCTACGATACCCCCATCGACTTGGGCAAGGTACTGCGGAGCATCGACATCAAGCCCTCCAACAGCAGTGCCGACCTCTATGCAGACGGCCAGTCCATAGACACCGCCACCAACACGGCATCCTATGAACTGACCTTTGACACGGCGGCTCTGCCTTTGGAGTATGTGGCATATCTCTTGGGGCATAAATGTGAGAACGGCGTGATGGTAGCCAACAAGGACGATGTGGCTCCATATTTTGCCGTGATGTTTCAGAGCGACAAACGGAACGGGAGCAAGCGACTGACAAAATTCTTCAAAGTCATGTTCCAGGAACCTTCGGTCAAAGGCTCCACCAAGGAAGAAAACATTTCCTACCAGACACCGACCCTGACTGCCAAGGCCATCTACCGACTGTCGGACGGCAATTCTTATACCTATGCCGATACCGAAAGCAGTGGCTTTGATGCGGAAACTGCCGCCAGCTGGTACACCACGGTCTGAGGGAGGTCTTACAGATGGACACACCGCAAATCAAAATCAACGGCAAAATCATCCAGCCGGCTCCGCCCAAAATGAAGGTATGGCGTGAGTTTCTGGCATTCTTCGACAAGGATAAGGGCAAGATGACCGTGGAGGAATTCCTCTCGGCGCATGTTGCCCTTATTGTTTTGGCGTTTAATCAGCCTGCGGTTACCACAGAATCAGTCGAGGATAATCTGGAGATTGCTGATGTTGTTCCGCTGGCGCGGCAGCTTTTTGAGTGGCTGCAGGCTCAGACCTTTGCCAAGCTGGTAAATCTCCCAAACGGGGAAACGGAGGCAGGGGAGTGAACCTGTCTCCGTACCAGAATCTGCTGCTCTACTATGAGCGGCTGCAACAGTCCTACGGCTGGACAATGCAGGAGGTGGATGAGCATGACATAGATTTCTTGTTGGATCAGCTGATGGTTTTAAGTCTGACCGATGGTCATAATGGACAGAAATACATTGACGATGTTCTGTAGGAGGTGGGCAGATGGCAAAGCGTGGGCAGAAGATAGATGAACTGTATATCAGCCTTGGTCTGGACATTGCCCGGCTCCAGCTGGACTTTGATACAGCAGGCAAGACGGTCTCACAGGCGGTGTCACGGCTTAACAGTCAGACCAATCAGGTCAAGCTGAAAATGGATGTAGACCTTGCCAAGCTGGAGGGCGTTGGCTCAGAGCTGGATAAGCTGAAAATCAAGCATGAGGCCATCAACCGTCAGCTGGACTTGCAACGGCAGAAGGAAGAAATTCTGACTGCCGTCCTGCGTTATGCCCAAAAGACCAATGGCAGTGACAGCGAGGTTACGCAACGAGCGCAGACCAATCTGCTGAAGCAGCAGAAAATTGTCGCGCAGACTGAAGCCGAAGTTCGTAAACTCAATGCTGAGATGAACAAACTGGGCGGTACCATAACACAGACTTCCGGCAAAGCAGGAACCTTTGGAACTGCCATGGCGGCTGGTATCAGCAAGGCAAAAAGCGGCGTGGACAGTCTGACTGGCGGATTCACCATGCTGTCCGTCAAAGCGGCGGCAGTTATGGCCATCTTTTCTACCGGAGCAGGATTGTTCAATCTGACCAAGGGAGCCATGGAGTCCGGGGAGAATTTGTATCGGCTGACCAAACGGCTCCATACCACAGCTGCCGAGGCTGGCAAGCTGAATCGCACTTTCCAGTTGGCAGGGATGGATGTTATGTCCATAGTTCCCTTGATTGCCCGTTTGGACAAGCAGGTGGAAACTGCAGGCGAAACAGGCAATGCCACCACGCAAGCCATGGAGCGGTTTGGGATGTCTATTCTCGACCAGACCGGCAATCTGCTGCCACTTAACGAACAGCTCGACCAGTTAGCCAAAGGCTACAAAAATGCCATGGAGGCCGGGCAGGAAGAAGCCTATATGGCAGAAGTCCTTGGTGCGCGTGGCGCGGCACTTATTCCTCTGCTTGAGCAATATGACGAACTTATGGAAGTGGCCGGTAATGTCAAGACAACAGGTTTGCTCAATCCGGAGGAAAGTCATAAAACGTGGCTCCAATGGAAAGCCATGGAGATGGAAGTCGGTCAGCTGAAATCAGCTATCGGCACAGCACTCCTGCCGTTATCATCGGAACTTTTGCCGGAGGTCACCGAGGGCTTCAAGAATCTGGTCGAGGAGATTCAGTCCAACAAGGACACCATCAAGGATGCCATTTCCGGTTGGGGCTGGGCATTAAAGACCGTGGCTGAAGGTCTTGTTTTTGTCGGTGAGCAGTTCAAGAAAGTCTCCGACCATGCCAAGGCCAACAAGTGGCTGGTGGAAAATCACACGGCGGCAGCACCACTAATCGGCATACCCTTTGTCGGTGGGGCTATCCTCGACAAAATGTACGGTGATGAGTATAAGGCATATCTTGAGGAGCAGAAAGCCCTGAAAGAAAAGGCCGAGTCTGAGAAAAAGGCGGCTGCCGAAGCGGAAAAAAATCGTGAGGCGCAGGAGAAGAACACCAAGGCCAGCCTATCCCGTGCGGCTGCCGAGAAGCAGGCTGCCAAGGCTACGGAAGAAGCCGTCAAGGCTAATGCCCAACTGACGGACAGCCTGTATGAGCTTACGCACAATGAACTGGAAAATGCCCTTCATTCCGTTAACAAGGAAGTAGAGGAACTCAAGGCAAAAGGCGCAGATGCCAATTTGCTGGACGAATACAAGCTGGCAAAGCAGGCCAAGGTTTACGAGGATTTTCAGCGGAATGTTGTGGACAGCACTCAGTCTGTATACCGCACGGATTTACAGAATCAGCTGGCAAATATCGACCGGGAGGCGGCAGCATACCGGCAGAAGGGGCTGGATGAAATCAGTGCAGCCCAATGGGCAGAGGCCAGTAAGGCCAAGATTAGGGAGCAGTGGGAAAATGAAATTTCTTCAAAAATCGACTCCGTATGGAAAACGGAACTACAAAACCGCCTTGATGATATCGAGCGTGAGAAACAGGCTTGGATTCAAAAAGGGCTGGATGAAGTCAAGGCAACGCAATGGGCTGAAAAAGAGAAACTTGACGCCAAAAGGAATGCGGCACTACAGGTACTGCAGGCGCAGAAAGAGGAATTTAAGGCGTATCTGGAAGGTGGTCAGCGCGGTCTAGCGGAGTATTACAAACAGGCGCATGGTTTCACCATGGAAGATTTGCAAATGACGCCGGAACAGTTATTTGGCTTTCAGCAGGCACGGAAGTCGATGATGGAAAATTTGCTGCCTAACTTCCGTGACCCGTCTGTCATTGCCGCCGAGCAGGAGCAGATGCGCCAAAGTTTCAAGATGACCATGGGAGGTAAGGATTATTCATACGATGAGGTTATGGGCAATATGCAGACGGAAATGCACGGCATGCGGGAACAGATGGACAAGCTCGGTTCATCGCCTGCCCTTCAGAATGAGACTGGGCAGGCTTCCCAGCAAGCTGTCACGGCTGCGCCGCATCTGGAGGTCAATGTAAATATTGAGAATGCTGTCACGCAGGATAATGACGGCATAAGATATCTTGCGGACAGCGTGGCCGACCGCATAAGGCCTGCTGTAGAAAATGCCTTGGGAGGTGGGGACAATACATATTCAAATTGGTGAGGTCAGGACACTGGACGTAGACAACTGGCAGATAATCCCGGATGACCGCCAGCAGCAGGTGGAAATCATCGGCGGTGTGGCAGTGCAGGATTTCGGTCATATTGAAGCCGGGGATAAGGTTTCCTGCAATGTCACCATGACGATTGAGAACTGGGATGTTGTTTGCGGTTACTGGAACAGCCGCCAGCTAGTGCAGCTCACAGATGAAGGCGGCAACGTCTGGCCGTCTATGCGAGTAGTGGTGAAGTCCTATCAGTATGTATCTCGCTTTCCCAAGGCAGTAAAAGCGACATTAGAATTTTGGAGGTTATGACTATGGCAAATCAGCTTCACATCTATTA